AACTTCTCAATCTGTTGAACATAGTCCACAAGCAGATTGCCAAACTCGCTAGGACTATATGGAATGTACACGAAGTCTGGAATCATACCCTTGACACGCAGTTCTTTAATGCGGGCTGTAACACCATCACTGGAAGCACCAGTATCTACAAGTTCCGCCATGTACGTCAAAATTTGCTCCGCCTCACGCAAAACCAGAGTGGGTGAATTACGCGACGAAAGCAAAGGTGCGAAAGAACGCTCTCGTACACACAAAGTCAAGCGCTGCAAGAACTTAGAAAGAGTCTCAACAAGGCTCTCACCCAATTTCTTGATCCCAGTCTTCCTCATGGCTGATACTACTTCCTTCGTCATATCCGAGCTAAATGAGAGGACAAAGCTCAGTTTTTCACTAGGCACAACAGTAGCACCAGCTAGAGCAGCAAATAGAGCACACATCGCATCCATCAAATGACTAGGAATAGCATCCAACTTCGCAATCCCCCAATTAAGGAAGCCACCTTCGCCATCCTCTAAACCCTGAAACGTAAATAACTCTCCACCATACTGAATGGCCAACGCAGCACACTTGGATGCAAGTGGCGTGTCCGAGGCGTATAACAATAAGGCCGCAGTTACTTGTGACCAGCAAGTCGCACTCTTAAGTAGTGAATACAGAGCCGCCAGCTTAATAGCCTGAGGAAGCAATCTTGCTAGATCGATCGGTTCTAGCAACTTCATGCCAGTCATCTCCTCTCCAATATCACTAGTTGTCATAAGAACACTAGCAACATAAGCTATCACGCTGTCATTCATATCATCACTACCCTGCTTCCGCATACCAATTTGAGCTAAGGAAGTTTCCAATCTAGGAACATCAACATCTTCACCAAGCAAATATGCACGCGCTGTTCGGAAGACAGGCTTGTCTCGACGGAACACGGTAGACATCTGCTCTAAGTCTCCAACGTTGGTAATAAAGAACCACACACCGTGATACTACGACCGGCCGTCTTAAACTCAGGCGAATCTTTCATCAAATGCCAAAGGTTAGTCTTACGAGGGACACGCATACGACTAACTTCCACGGTGAGAGTATCCCACCAAAGGTAGGCCTTCAGGACCTCCTGCTGCAGAAAAGCACCAGGAACCTTAGACCACGCTCGGAAAACAACTTCAGCAGAGCCATTACCAATAACGCCTTCGGCACGACTAGCATTAGGATGTGCCTGTCGAAGCTTATAAGCCCATGTTAAAATCCAATCTCGAAAAAGGCGAGGGTCGCTACCGGCAACAGGAGGCTGATACACACGCTTGCGCGGGTTCTTTTCAGGAACTTTCCAATAGGGATTGGATTTAAGGTCCTTCTTAGAACTATGCACCATTTTCATATTGCTGGCACCACCTTTCCAGTGAGCTTCTTTGGCCTTGGAATTGCCACCTGACCATGGAGTACCGTCGACGCG